TGGTAATGTTAATTCCATGATTGTAAAAAGAATTGCAGATAACGCATTTATCCCATTCGACCCTCAAAATGTTGACTACCAAGCCTACCTAGCATGGGTAGCGCAGGGCAATACAGCACAACCAGCAGATACAACTACAACAGCATAATATGGTAGCCATCTACACCCTTACTCGTGACCAAGTAATCAATGGAGCATTGCGTGTTCTAGGAGTTATTGGTGCAGGTGATACCCCAACTCCTCAAGACTATACCAATTGCTCTGAGGCACTTAATCTGTACATGAAAAAACTACAGACTAAGGGTATGCCGTTGTGGAAGGTAGAAGACTTACAAGTTCCAATGATTCCTAACCAGTACGTCTATACATTAGGCCCCACAGGAAACATTATTACTGACCGTCCATTACGAGTAGTTATGGCATTCATTCGTGACCCAAATGGAAACGACACAACCTTACAAGTAATTTCTCGTCAAGAGTATATGCAACAGGGATATAAGCCTTCACCAGGCATTCCTAACCAAGTCTACTATGACCCACAATTAGGCAATGGTGTTCTATATGTGTTTAGCAATCCTTCAATGTCAAATTGGACTATTCACTTACAAGTTCAATTGCCTATTTCAGATGTGCTAACTCCAAGCGCAACTCCAGAGTTCCCTCCAGAATGGTTTGAATGCCTGAAATTTGGTCTTGCAGACCGTCTAGCACTAGAGTATGGTACTCCTGCTCAAGTACGTGGAGAACTCGCTCAAAGAGCCGCTATGGAGCTTGAAGAGATGACTGATTGGAGTCAAGAAGAGGCTGATACATTCTTTTCGCCTGATTTCCGCTTTAGGAATTAGTAGATGCCAGCAACTCGCATCCCTTTACCACACAACATTGCATCTCGTGACGGTACTTTACAGAAAGATGCCAAGGTTGGTAACGCTATTATCGAGTTAGACAAAAAAGATGGAAATTCCATCATTAAACGTCCTGGACTAACTACTTATCAAACTCTTACAGCAGGAACAGGAAATGGCATCTTTTCCGTTGGTAGTCACTTTCTTACTATTATTGGAACTACCTTCTATGACAATGGAGTGGCTAATGCTACCGCAGTCGATGGTACAAGCACATATCAATTCATTGCTTCAATTGATGAATCAACAGTCTTCCTAAAGAATAATTCTAAAGGTTATGTCTATACTCTAGCAACATCTACTTTATTGGACTTATCAGGGACTATTACCACTTCCAATGGAGCAGCAGTAAACTCTGGAAATCCAGTTGTTACATTGTCTGCAGCAAACTCTGCAATTCAAATAGGGCAATTGGTTACTGATAGTCTAGGATATTTCCCTGCAGGAACTTATGTACTGGATATTTACGGTACAGCATTAACCTTATCAGATAATCCAACTGGTACTGGTACTGACAATTTAACCTTTACCACTTCTTATCCTGGTGATACCGTTCCAGGTGCAGTATTTCTTGATGGATATTATGTAGTAGGAACTTCTGCTGGACTCTTATACAACTCTAACGTAGAAGACCCAACTACTTGGCAGGCTATTAATTACATAGGTATTACCTCTAATTCAAATCAATTGGTAGGGATTACCCGTACTGTTAACTACATTATTACCATTGGCACGAATACCTTAGAAGTATTCTATGATGCAGCGCAAAGTCCTGGAAGCCCATTCTTACCATATCAAAGTAACATTTTGTCTTATGGAGCAGCATCTGGTAATGCCATAGTCCAAATGGATAATACAATTATTTGGATGTCTACTGGAGTTCAAAAAGGCTTTCAAATTGTTGCATTATCAGGAGTCACCCCTCAGATTATCTCAAATCAATATATTGAGAGGGTAATTAATACTTGTAATCCTAAATATGCTAGTGCATTTAGTGTTAAAGCTGCAGGACATTCCCTGTATGTTTTAACTATGCAAGACATAGGGATTACCCTAGTATATGACTTTGCACAACAAGGTTGGACATATTGGTCATCTTCCACTAATAATGTGGAAAGCTACTTTAATTGTTTGAATTACAACAATTACAACGGAATTGACCTATTACAGCATCAATCCAATGGCAAGGTATATCAAATGTCTGCCTATGTCTATGAGGACGATGGAAACCCTATTAATGTCTTTGCAAGGACTCCTTTAATAGACTTTGGTAATAGCAATCGTAAGTTCTTTGGCGATATTCAGGTTATTGGCGATAAAGTGGATTCTTTCTGCCTAATGAGATATACCAATGATGACTATCAAACTTTCTCTGCTTGGCAAAATATCAATCTAAATGCCCCTAAATCCCAAGTATCTAGGAATGGTCAAGCTCGTAGACGTGCATTTGACTTACTTCATACTGACAATGTACCATTGAGGTTGGAGAGCCTTGAGTGCGTAGTTGAGGCTGGTGATACTTAATGGGGGATATATGGTTGAATATAAAGAAGAAGGTTTTGATGATGTTATTGGCGAAATTAAGCCAATGTTGGAACATCATTATGATGAAATTGCATTGGATAAAGAGCATATTAAGCTCAATCCAGACTATGATGCCTATAAAACGCTATGTAGCTCTGGTTTCATGCGAATTATCACTGCCCGTGATGGTGGTAAGTTGGTTGGTTATTGTATTGTCATCATTAAGCATCATCTGCATTATAGGGATAGTTTGACGGCAATTGATGATATTTTTTATGTAGATAAAGAGTATCGAAAAGGCTTGACTGGTGTAAAATTGTTCATTAAGACCGAGGAAATTCTTAAAAAGTATGGTGTCCAAAGGGTCATTATGAACACGAAATTGCATCACGATGTAGGAGCAATATTTGACCGTTTAGGATATAAAGAGACTGAACGAGTGTTCACTAAGATTATAGGATAGCAATTATGGGAGTTACCGCAGCAGTAGGAGCAGTAGTTGATACACTAGGTGTAGCAGGTACAGCAGCAGCAGGAGCCGCAATTGGTGCTGGAGTAGCAGCCGCAACAGGTGGCAATGCTCTACAAGGCGCATTAATGGGAGGTACTGTTGGATTTGGTGGAGCAGAATTAGCTGGTGCTGCTGGACTAACTGGTGGAGTAACCTCTGCCGCAGTATCCACTGCAGACTCTACTGCCGTAGGAATGGGATATACCTCTGCTGCAGATGCTATTGCAAACAGTGGTGGAGCAATTACTGCTGAAACATTAGGACTTCCTGCTGGTACATCCTTATCTCAATTAGCTGCTGCAACAGGTTCTGCCTCTGCAGGATTCCTTGGAACAGATGCTGGTGCTGAAGCATTGGCAGGTGCTGGCATTAACCCTGCTACAGGACTTCCTTGGCAGTCTACTGGTAGTGGTTTAGCTGCAGGTGCAGGACAAACTGTATCTCCCTCTGCTGGTGGATTATCTTCATTATTGGCAGGTGCAGGCTCTAGCGGAAGTACCACTGGATTAATTGGTGGTCTTGGTAATATTGCTCAAGGAGCCATGGCATTAAGCACTGCTGGAAAATTAGGACAATTGCAGAAACAATCTGCCCCAATGTCCCAATATCAACCTGCATTGGCTTCCCAGTTATATGGGCTATTATCCAATCCTAACACTGTTACCACTACTCCAGGCTATCAATTTAATCTTCAGCAAGGATTACAAGCACAGCAAGCTAGTCAAGCTGCAAAAGGAAACTTGGTATCAGGTGGTGCATTGTTACAAGCTAACCAATATGGTCAACAATATGCTCAATCCTCATTGAATCAACAAGAAGCAATGCTTGCAAATTTAGCATCCCAAGCTCCATCACAAGCTACGACTGCTGCAAACTTATTGGGTAGCCAGCAATCAGCAACTGTAGGTGGTCTGTCAAATCTTGCCAGTGGATTAACGAGCGTTGCTAACCCATTAGCTACTTTATATTCCAACTACAATAGCTAAAATACCAAGGACATAAAATGGCTGGAAACGACTTTTACTCTTTATATACTGGTCACGACTTTAACCAAGATATTCAGAACGCTCAAATACAACCCATGCAATTTGAATTGCAAAAAATGGGATTACAAGAGCAACTGCAAGAAGCTAAACAACAGGCTCAACCACAAGGAGGTCAACCTCAAGGTGGATTAGCTGGTATGGCTGGTGGTGCTCCTACGCAACAAAGCGCATTAGCCCAAGGTGCTAAATCTATTTTTGGGAATGCTGATGTTAAGTTAACCGATGCTAATGGCAATCAAACCATGGCAGGTAAGATTAATGATGAATACCAACAAGCCTCAAAAGACAATCTAATAGCA